CTTGAGGTTGTTGAGGTGTTCCTTGAACGCCTCCCATAGCTCCCGGTTGCTCACCAGCAAGTTGAGCCTCTGGGCCAGTTGTTTGTCCAGCATTTTGCATCCCTATAATTTGTGCCATGATAGCAGCCTCTTCAGGATCATTCAGAATTTCATCTGGATCTAGATCTAGGCTATAGGCAAGTTCACTAACAAGTTTAGAAATTTTAACAAAAGGAGCAATCGCAGGACTTTGTGCTGTCTGTAAGAACATTGTCAAGCGTTGACTACGAACTTCTTTTTGCATTAGACTATTCGTACCTGTAGCTTTAACTTCTAAATCACCAATTACATCTAGATCTCCCTCAAAGAATTGCATATTCCATTGGAAATAAGATTCTCCTAAAGGCTTTAATAAAAAATCATCTAGATTTTTAACAACTGTTTTAATATTTAAACTGGCTGCTCCTAGTAACATAGACATACCAGAGGCAGTTCTTGTCATACTTTGTATCCCTGTCTGTCCGTGACTATAACTAGGAATTCCTGTTTGTTCATCTGCAAGCTGCCTGAACCTATCAAACATCATCATATTTTCAGGGGCAGTATTTGGAAACTTTAATCCATAAATAGACTGTCCGGGCATACCAGCTTGTCTCCTGAATATTTTACCTGGATAAACCTCCATTGATTGCCCACCTACTAAAGCAGACTCATCAATATCGAAAACAAGAGATCCTGCTAATGCTAAATTATCAATAGCCATTCGTGCATGACCATTCATAATCTGTTGGGAATCATCCATGTTTTCTGCAACACCTATCCCAAAGAAGTTATAGGGATTCCTTTCATAAGGAAAAGAATTATAAGGAATACGGTAAGGTGTAAATGGATTAATAACTGCTCGTAGCAGCAAATTACCACATACCCAAGCATTAATTTGTACTTCATCTAAATCATCAACACTATCTGGAAGATCAATACCGACTTCTCTAGCGTAGATTGCATCCATTATTCCCCAGTATTCTAAGACTTCAAAGTTTCCTTGATTAGAATCTGTAGTCTGTGTATTCTGATCTTTAAGATGTCCTTCAAAACTTCTTTCAACATAGTTAGAACCTTTCTGAATACATTCTCTAATTACATCTTCATTGAAGTATGGCATATTTCGTAGTTGTCTAAGCTGACTACGATTCATTTTATGCCTATGAATTATATATTCACATTCTTCTATATTCGTGGCTTGTGGATCAGGATAAAAATCCCAACAACTTACGAATTCAATTCGTGGTACTCGTACTTCTAAAGGTGTATAAACTCTTTCCCCTTGAGAATCTCCCTTCAGAATCTTCCCATTTATTTAAAGTTTTATTAAAATTAAACGGGCCTTTTATAATACCTGTACCCAGTAAAGAAGCTTCTAAAAGAGCATTTCGTATTTCGGAAGAACCGCTTGACTCTTCAATCTGATCGTGGATTAATTTTTCCATTCGTCTAGCAGCACGTTGAGCAGGAGACAATTCTAACTTTTGTGGGTTAGGACTGTAACCTTCCTGTAAATAACCTTTTTGTTCTGCTTGATCTTCTAAACTATCTTGAAACTTACCCTTAGAAAAAGTAGCACCAGGACTTAATACCTTATCATCTCCTTTATAACCTACATCATATGGATTTTCGGTTTCATCTTCTAGACGATTTCCTATATTATCTGGGACTTCTCCGATTGCCGTTTCAATTCCTGGGGCTGGATTTTGAGTATCTAAATGAGCAACACCTAACTCTCCTTCAGGCAATTTAGTTTCTGAAATACCTATAGGAAATTTACCTGTCCCAAATATAACATCAACTAATTGACCAAAGGAAGCTAATACTTTAGTCTTAGTTATTTTTACAAAGACTCTAGATTTCTCTGATTCTCTAAATCTAACAGATCTATTATAATTACCTCTGTAATTTTCATAAGCAGATAACCATCTTTTTTCATCTTGTCGTCTAGCATCTTCAGCAACGGTAAATCTTGAAGTAATAATACCAACTAGATTAATTTTTTGGTTCTCTTCTAATTTAAGAGTTTTACCAGTTTCACCTTCTACTTCTTCATAAATATGGTCTGCATCTAAAAATGTATTTTCTTTCTCTGCCATATATTAATATCCAAATATAGTATCAACAGGACGATAAGATTCACTTTTAATTTTTAACATTCTGTCATATGGATGATCTAGCCTTGGTCTACTCATAATCATATACCGTAAAGCATCATAAGCATGATCAGAAGCATGAGTATCTACATCTTCTGTATTAGTTGATGACATAGGAATACTTTGTAATTCTCTAATTAAATTCATACAATTATTAAAAATCTGCAACCTTGGTCGATTTGATTCTTGTCTTGCTCGTAAATGTTCGTGTATTTGAATTTTACCAGCAATACGATTCTTATCAGCCCTTCTTAGTTTATGTCCCTTACCAATTAAAATCTCACCAATAGTCGGCCCTGTATAACCAGTACGCGACCAAGCAGACGTATCTAATACGCCTGGAATAGACTTCATTTCCTTCTCTTCTAACATTATCATCTTGTCAGCAAGAACATCCCCTGTCAACCCTTTCTGGTATAATTCTCTATAAACGATTATGGTTTTATCATCGGGATCTATCGCTGCCCAAAGACAACAACTTTCAGAAGCATAACCATAGTCAACTCCTTTAACTCTTTCCCACCATGATGGAATATCAAAAGGCGTAATAACATGACTTTCTAACTCAAATTCAGGAAACGCCGCACCTTCTGAAATATCCCAATTACCTTCTAAAAGTTGTTTTCTCTGTACTGGAGGTAACGAAAGCAACATTGTTTCGTATTCTCCATTCTCTGCAAGATAAGGATTATCCTGTAATCTTGCAGGAATAAACCTTCTTGTTAGTCCATCATGACCCTTAAAAGTTTTATTAGGATCTATAGGATCAACATATCTTTTCTTAACCCACTGTGCGCCTACTCCACCTGGATTAGCCGTACAGCGCAAATACGTCTGTATCTTTGAATTGGTAGTACGCAGCCTTGAGGCTAAGTAGTTCCAACCAAATTCTGTGGGTAAATGAGTAATCTCATCAAACCCAATCCAACTATATGCCTGTCCTTGATACCGATATACATCTGCATCTCGTTCAAGGAACCCAAACTCTATCTTGGCTCCACTTGGGAAGTTCCATAGCTTTTCTACTTCCCTAAACTTACAACCTGGAAAAGCCCTTGGATATAAATCTCTGGACTTATCTATTAATTCTCTTAGTTCAGGCATCGACTTTCTTAGTATCAATGCTCTGTGTTCTTTGAAATGACAAGACCGTAAAGGGTCTATTAACATTGCAAAGCTTTTACCACCTCCTGCTGCACCACCATAAAGAACATCTTTTTCTGATGAGGCTAAGAAATCTGTCTGTGGCCCTTCGTTTGGCATAAACGCCACATAAGAACCTGTCTCATTTAAATGTTCTTGTATAGCGTCAGGTAAATCTTTAGTCTCTGATTTCGTAAGAACATTCGATGTTAAAGCTTTCTTCTCTTTACGGAGCTTACTTTCCTCTCTTGATAAGTTCCTTCGTAACTTTTTAACCTTACTATCTTTAGTTTCTAATCTTTTTTTAGCCTGAAGTGCGGCACGAACATCAGATAATTCTGAGGTTTTAGGTCTACCTGGCTTTCGTCTACGAGAACCGTCCTTATTGTAGACATCTTTGCCGTTAGAGTCTTTAACATACTTAATCTCTGCCATACTTCTTATCTACATATTTTTTAAGGCCAGGTCTAGACATCTTCTTGCCTGTCTCTGCTTCTAACCAATCTACTCCTATCCCAAGACTGATCTCTCCAATATGTACAGATTCTGATACTTCTTTTAAAACTTCTAAGTCTTCTGGAACAGGCTTCAAGTATCCTTCTATTGAACTTGAAAGAGTATATCCAAAAGGAATAGTGGAAGAAGGTCGTCTAATATATCCATCAGGAAGTAACATTATCAGTTAGTAATATCTTCATAAGAATTACTTCCTATATCTATAGGAGCTTTATCTGGCATTAAGAAAATACCTCCTCCTACTCTATGATTAATATCTATCTTGTCTATTTTGCTAACTCCTACCCTGTCTAAGAGAGTTTGAGCAGCAGCTAACTTATTATTAGCCTGTACTATGGGCCTTTTAGAATCTAATATCTCAATAAGCTTAAAAGCTGCTTTAGGTGCAGAGTGTGCTAAGACATCTTGAGTTAATTCTAAGATCTCACTCTTCAAGGCTTTAACAACCTGATAGTGGGGGCCAGAGTATCCTGCTAACTCCGCTGCTTTCTTTGCATCACCTTGGGTTTCTACTAGATAATTCAAAAAGGACTGCTGCTTTGTTGTCAGTTCTCTTTTAGTTTGTTTTTCAACACTTGGTAATATAGCCATAATTATACTATTATAGAGTCAGAATAGAGGTTTGTCAAGTAAAAGCTTGACAAATGTGAAAATAAACTGTATACTAGGGATGCGACCGCCAGGGTCAACTAGCTACCGCACCTACCTAGTTTAAATAGCGCAGTCTATTAGCCGCGATAATTAACCAGATCTAGTTTACACCAATAATAGTAAATTTTGTATAACCAGGCTATAGATATGGGGTACGGGTGGCATGGCCTTCTGCCCACCCCACTACAGAGCGCGGCAATCTTTGTAGATTTTGTAGACATTTCTACCCAAGGATTGATTAGACTACAAAATCTACAAAGATTAGGCTGGTGGAACATACCCCTTGTCTCGAAAGTAGAGGCCACACTCACCACTAAACTCACCTGATCTCTTTGCCAAGAAGTCTTGAAGTGAAGTTCCGTTGTCAGCTTTTCAAACAGTCATCAAGCCACCTCATCAAGATCAGGTGAGCTTGCCTTCCCTAGAGAACATACCCCCACCAGCAAGTTATTTTTTGATGTGGTAGAAGTTTTCAAAGTACCGTTTCCTCTTGACCTGATCTAGTTTACGTCCTGTCGCGCTCTACCATCGCAAACATAGTACCCAATTAATACCTTGACACGTTGTCCGTAAGAAGCCACCCGTCCCCTTGCGTGTAGCTTGGTTCCCTTGTTTAATATCAAATGCCCTTAGACTCATTTTACCCCGCCCCTAAGAAAGGGCCGCGCCTCGTCACTGAAAATTATTCACAACATACGCGCCGTAATAAATCGTTGTTGACCCCGCTCCGTACACCTAGTAACCTCTACACATCTCCGCTAATGTAGTCAGATTAATACAGTGTACCGTGTGAAGTCCGTGCGGCCTATATCAAATCCATCACCGTGTTGTCGGCAATAGAGGTCAACTAAGATTATTCGGGCCAAACCATCTGCCCAAAACCAACCCCATTAAATACATGGAAAAACAACTTTGAAAGGCTGAGTACACTTTTCGAGTACAAAAAGCTTCGGCCTTGAAAAGTCATTTTTCCATGTTGAGGGTAAGTTTTGGAGATGCTATGTCCCGAATAATCCTAATTGACCTCGCCGACAATACGGTGATAGAATTTGAAGGCCGCAGGGACTTCAGACGGTACTCTGCTGACTGCATTAGCGGAGATGTAAGAGTTACTGGTATTCGAACCAGCGACATCAACGATTACTCGTATGTTGTGAATAATTTGCAGCAACGAGGAATCCTTTCAGGAGTGTAAAATGAGTAGAAAACCATTTGATATTAATCGTGTCTCACAAGCTACACGCAAGGGGCCAGCTAGCTACGGACAATGTGGCAAGGTGGCTTCTATGTTTGCGGGTATCGATGCGGCAGGACAGGATCAGGTCAAGAAAAAAGCGGCTTTTCAACGCTTCTACCACATCAAAAATTGCTTGTGGGGGTATTCTAGGGAAGGCAAACTCACCTTTGATGAGGCCTCCACCTTGATGACTGTCAAAAATCTGCCAAAGAAATACGAAACTTCAATCAAGAAGTTCTTGGCAAAAAATAGCTAATTCGCTTTAGCTAACAGAGTGTGGCCCCTACTCTCAAATCAAGGGGCATTTTTTATACCAGCCTTGAAGAGCCGCGCCAAGAACCCACCCACCTCCCTAGCGGTGTGGGCAGTTAGATCATGCCACCCAGATCATGAACTACCTGGAACTAATTGCCGCCGTAATATAGCATGAGCAACGAACTATTAAAATGCCGCCGTAATATAGCATGAGCTATCATAAAACCACACAAAAGTCAAGTTATTAACTGTTAAATTAACGTAGATTAACACACTGATTCATATACTTATTTCTTTTACGAATAACTATATAACTTTTTATTCTATGAGTATTAAAAGTAAGCCCTGTTGAATACTTCGGAGCCTATTAAATATCATCTTATTTTGTAGTAGTCCCCGGCTTTTGCTTTCAAAGTGAAAACAATTACCGCGCGTGGTCACGCTTGACACGGATCGGCAAATCGGCGAGAATTACCCGGCGAGCAAATCCATTTTAAAGAGGAGCTAATGAATGATGACCCCAACGATGATCAGACACCACGACACTGGTGAGGAAATAGGAACTGTCGTGACTATAGTTAATCCTTCGGCTCCAGATGGACAAACTTTTAGTGCTTCGTTCCACCTTTATGAGCGGCGAGATCATTTAAAGTATCCTAATCATAAAGGCCCATTTCATTTGAAGTATAATTCAGGAGAATACAACAACGAGCAGCAAGCTATTTGGAAGTTTGACGAGTGGGTTACTAAGCAGCGACCACTTAATCAATACCTTTATAGTTCATAGGAGAACTAATATGACATATGAAGAAATTGCACAAGGCATCA